CGGGTTGACTCGCGAGGAACTGGAAGAATGCTGGATGAAAACGCCAGGGGCGGGAAGAGCAAACACGGACAGACTCCAGCCGAACGAGCGAGGGCTTGAAGAGTTGAGCAAATATATTTTCAAACAGCACAAAGACCGGAAAAAAGACAGAGACCAGAAAGAGACGGTCAGAAGATTCAACACAAGCCGGAATCTTAAAAAGCCGAAAGTCAGGGTGAGCGACAGCCGTTGTAGCAACGCCAGGGTTAAGAGGATTGCCCACGACATCCGGAACGAGGCGAAGACCGAAATGGAAAAGATCTATCCGGGATATTTCATGGTAGAGTGCGAGGTTTTTTATAGCGACATGATAGACGGGGCCTATATCCGCTGCATCATGCGAAAGATACGAACCGAGGGAGGGCGGCGCCTATGATTGATTTTCTACAGTTTCGGAAAGCCATTGACCGGAAGAACGCGGCAGCTTTCACGCTGGAAAAAGTGAAGTCGAGAGCGGCAAGAATCACGGCGTCAATATCGGGGATGCCCAGAGGGTCGAGCACGGGGAAACAGGTAGAGGATGGCGCGATCCAGATCATGGAAGCCGAAGAAGCGCTGGAAGAGAGAAAGAAAGAGCTGGCCGAATATCAAATAGCATTGGCCCAACAGATCCACAGGGTGACGGATGAGAGACAGGCTCAATTTCTGGAATGGCGCTACATAGAAGAGCGAAGCGTTCCGAACATCGCTATTAAAGCGAGCTATTCAGAATCTACGGTCTACGAAGAATTAAAAAAGGCTGAGAGCGCTTTAAACAAAGTGACGGCAATTCCGTAGGCGCTGGAGACTAAAACGTGTTAGTGTGGTAGCGTGAGGATAAAGGGAAAAGGAGAAAGCCATGGGCACCAGATCGAGTAGGTGGCCACACGTTCGGAAGATGGCATGGGACAGAGACAGGAAAGCGAAAGCTCCGTGCCATATCTGCGGACTGCCGATAGATTATTTTGTCGAGCCTTCAACTACTCCGACATCATGGGAACCTGACCATCTGATTCCGGTCGCGAAGAGACCAGACCTTGAACTTGACCTTGCTAACGTAGCTCCATCACACATGGAGTGTAACCGGGCGCGGGGAGACGGCACGAACGGCGAAAACGACCTGGGGAAAAGAAGCCGAATTTGGTGATTTTTTATTGATTTTATGCCGCTTTTTTGAGAGGCCGGAAGGGGTAGGGGGGTCAAAATCTTCGCGCGCGCGTAGAAGGTAGAGACCCACGCCGGCAGTCTTTTCCCCCTCCGGAGATTTCGGGAGATTTTTTTGATGGCCGACTTTAAAATCAACTTCCAAGCGTTCCAAAACAAGGGGTTGACGGCATTTAAAGCGCCAGCGCCGAAAGCCGTGCCGGAAGAGGATGAAAGCTCACCGGCGGAGGATGAACACGCCCGAACCGTCCAGGTGTTCAAGAGCTGGGATACGCAAAAGAAAATGCGGGTCATGTCGGAAGCCAATCTGGACGATGCGTTAGATTGGCACATGGAGGGGGGCTGCGCTTATCATGTTATCAGCTATGGCGATGTAGACTCGCTTACATACCTACGGCACATTGTCAAACAGCAAAGACTCGATTATGTCATGCTCACCACATGGTGCATGGCGAAGTCGGACGCGGAAGAGATGCGGTCATGGGTGGAGCGTGGAATGGTGAAGCGCTTTGACTTCTATGTCGGCGAGATTTTCAAATCAGGCTACCGTGGATGCCTCGACGTGCTGGACGCCATTTGCGGGAAGACCGGAGGCCGGGTGGCCAGGATCCGGAATCACTCGAAGCTGATGGCCTTTTTCGGGGAGCGCTTTTCGGGGGCTATCGAATCGTCCGCTAATGTGGACACGAATCCGCGAATTGAGCAAACTTGCGTCACCATCAACCGGGACATTGCCGTTTTCTATAAAGACTTCTTCGACCAGATGATTGACTATGACGGACGATACAAAGACTGGAAGCCGATGGAACTGGATATCAAATCAACACGAAAGGCGGTAAAGCATGACAAGAGCAGAAAAGCTGTTGACGGAACATCTTGACCCGGTCATGAGAGAACAGGCCGTCACGGTGTGTAAGATTGAAAAGGCCATGAGGGCAAAGGTAAAAGAGCTGATCCCGATATATAAAGAGCTTCCGGCGGCTCAGACGGTCACAAGCTCTCAGGGCGAGCAAATCATTAAAGGCAATCCGGCCATGCAGGAAATCAGGGCCACATTCCGCGATTATTGCACGATTGCGAAAGTGCAACAGGACTTCCTCGCGAACCGCGCCGCGCCGGTTGAGGTTACATCCATCAGCGCCCTAAGAAACAAGCTGAAGATAGCTAAATGAACGGCATAACAGAGCCGAGGCTTTACACGCCGCCGCTAAAGATTCTGGACGAAACAAACTCACTTGGTTTTGCGGCGATTGAGTACGCAAATACCGTCCTCAGAAAAACCCTTTATCCATGGCAGGAATGGGCGCTGATCCATGCTTTGGAGATCGTGGGAAGCCTTGAGGGTAAATGGCACTTCCGATTCCGGACGGTGCTTTTTCTTATATCCCGGCAAAATGGGAAAACGGTTTTGTCGGAGGTTATAGCTTCGTTTTTCCTAAACGTGCTGATGGTCGATAACATCTTCGGAACTTCGCTTTCCCTCGAAAAGGCGGAGGAAGTCTGGGAGGCCGTGATAGGAGACCAGGAATCTTTCCCGGAGCTGTCGGGAGATATCGCGAGGATCAGTAAGACAAACGGGAAAAAGAGGCTCGTTCTTTCCGGTGGCCGTGTTTACAAAGTCGGCGCTCCGTCACGGCGGGCCGGACGTGGCGACAGCAACGATCTAGTCATGCTGGACGAGCTGCGCGAACATCGCGATTGGGACACATGGTCAGCAGCGGCGGCAAGCATAATTGCAAAGCCGAACGGCCTGATTCTGTGCTTTTCCAATGCGGGCGACCCGGATTCCATCGTTCTTCGCCAGATCCGCGCAAAGGCGCTTGGTAAAGATGAGAACCTGGGCGGAGATGTGGACGATGCTACTATCGGTCTTTTCGAATGGTCGGCGGAGGAGGGCGCGGCCACGGACGATCTGGAAGCGCTGGCCCAGGCGAACCCGGCCCTTGGGTATGGCAGATTAACGGAAAGATCATTGCAAACCAGCAGGGAAACATTCCCGGAATCTCAGTTTCGGTCAGAGTGTATGTGCCAGATGGTGGAAACGCTGCTGCCGCCGCCTTTCCCGGAGAACGCGTGGAAGTTTGGCGAAGATAACGCGTCGGAGATCCCGGCCCATGAGGAATTATTCTTCGGTATCGATCTTTCGCAGGATCGCAGATGGACTTCAATAGGCGTTTGCGGGCGGAGGGCCGATGGCAATTGGCACATTGAAGTTGTGGCGCGCAGAGTCGGGACAGAATGGGCCATTGACTGGTTTAGACAGAGGGCCATGAGGGGCAGAATCAAACTGGCTTTTCAGGGCCGGGGCGCTCCGGTGTCCGGTTTGGCCGAGCAGATCTGTACCATTCCGGGGGTTGAAAGAATCAATGTCGAGGGGCCGGATCTGTCGAACGGATGGGGACGCTTCTACGATGGCGTTTGCGCAAATCTGCCGGATAGAGAGGGCGCAAAGATCATCCACCTAAAGCAGCCTGTCATGGACAAACCGGCGCAAACCATGCAGCTAAAACAAATGGGCGGGGGCATCTCACTGCCGGATCGCAATAAAAGCCCGGACGATATAGCCCCGCTTTTCGCCTGTGTGATGGCTTTTTCCGCAGCATCGAAACCGGCTGTGGATGGAAAGAAGATTTACGAATCGGTTTACGAAAATGGCGCCTCGCTGGCGTTCATCTGATGGGAAGGGGGCGGGTTAATGCCCGGTATTCTTGCTAGATGGAGGGCTTTCTTTAACCCGACCATTGTGCAATATAGTTTTGGCCCGGATGCGCCGATGTCCGTGCTGAATTTATCAGCAAGGGAACTGTACAACACACAAAGCAATCTGGCAGCGGTTATCAACTTTCTTTCAAACTCAATCGCACAATTGCCATTGAAGGTTTATCACCGAAACGGAGAAGCGGACAGAGAGAGAGACAGAGAAAGCGCCGCCGCGAAGCTGCTGTGGAAACCGAATAATGATCAGACCGGTTTCGAGTTTATCAGGGCGCTTGCCATTGAATATTTTGTTTTTGGCTGCGTTTTCGTTTGGGTTCTTCCGGACCCGGACAGCGAGAGCGGATATCAGGCTCGAGTTATCCCGACAGACTGGGTGCTGAACACAGAAAAAGCCTCAAGCTTCGCACCGAGCAAAATCACGGTCATAGCGAAAGACGGAACAGGCAATATCGAAATACCGAGATCGGAGTTTGTCAGATTCGCGACATACGCTCCGGGGAACCCGTCCAGCTATGTTTCTCCTATTTCCGCATTGCGGCAGACGCTGGAAGAGCAAATCCAATCTGGCCGCTTCCGGCTTGACCTTTGGAAATCCTCCGGGCGCCTCAACGCGCAGATTATCAGGCCGAAAGACGTGGCCCCATGGTCGGACGAAACGCGCAAAAGATGGATTGAGGCTTTCCGGGAGTCGTGGGGCGCGGGCGGTTCCCGCGCCGGTTCCTTCCCGTTAATGGAAGACGGGATGGAGATTAAACCTTTCCAGACTTCTTTCCGGGAACAGCAATGGGCGGAATCTATCAAGTTAAGCCGGGAAGACGTAGCGGCAGCGTATGGTGTAAACCCGTCTCTGGTTTGGCATTCTGATACACAGACCTATGCAAGCTCGAAAGATAATGCCCGCGCTTTGTACGCGGAGTGCCTGGGGCCGGTACTGCAAATGATGCAGCAGAGGATCAATTCTTTCCTGCTGCCGATGGTCGGCGCAGATCCCGGAACGTATGTCGAGTTTGACTTGACAGAAAAACTGAAGGGAAGCTTTGAGGAACGAGCAAATATCCTCCAGGCTTCCGTGGGCGGGCCGTGGATGACGCGCAATGAGGCCCGCGCGGATAATAATCTGCCGCCCATTGACGGCGGAGACGCGCTTATTGTTCCTCTGAACATTTCCGAAGGTGGAGCGGTCACGGAATCGGAGCCGGAAAGCGAAGAGCCGGTGGAAAACCAGTCGGGTGGCGCGATCCCCGTGAGAGAGCTGATTATTAAATCGAAAAATGAAGAGCGGATCAATGCTTCGCCGGAAGACGATGAGATCGAGAAAATGCAGTCCGCCATTGTGAAGTTTTTTCACAGGCAATCAAAAAGCATCCTCCCGAAGCTTGGTGCAAAGGCCGCTGATTGGTGGGACGCCGACAGATGGAACGAGGAACTCGCGGATGATCTAGAGCCAATTCTGATGGAAGTTGCATCGATCCACGGCGAAGAGCTTTCTAAAGCGCTGGGCGGTGAATTCTCAGCGGATGCAATCGTTAATTACATCAGGAAAGTAGCCGCATCCAGGGCGAAGCTCATAAACGAGGAAACGTTGGAAAAGATCCGGGAGGCCATCGAAAAAGCGATGGACAGCGAACAGGACACAAGGGAAGCAGCGGAGCATGAATTCAATGTCCGCGCTGATTTTGACGCTCTGCTGTTGGGAGGTATGCTCGCTAAAAAGATGGCCGGTTTCGGCGCGAAAGAGGCGGCGAGTCAGGCGAAAGCGCAAGGCATCAAACGGAAAGTCTGGAAAGTTTGGGAAACCGGGCCAAAGGCCAGGGACTCTCATTCTTCAATGAACGGTCAGCGGGTGCCGATTGATGAGCGCTTCTCAAATGGGGCCGACTGGCCGGGAGATGACAGCCTTTCGCCGGATGAATCCTGCGGGTGCAACTGTAAGACGTCAATTGTCATTGAGTGAGGTGACAGGCTGAATGATTCATGTATTGACCGGCCCACCGTGCGCGGGAAAATCAACATACATCAGGAAGAATGCCGAAAAGGGAGACCTGATTGTTGATTTTGACGAAATCGCCGTCACTCTGGGCGCGAAGGTGAAATGGGATCCAGCGGGGGGTGTATTAAAAGCATCGCTGGAAGCCAGGAAAGCGGCAATCGATGTTGCCTTGAAAAATCCTGATGATGATTCCTGGATTATTCAATCAAGGTTGTCGGATGGCCTGAAAAAACTCTATGAAAACGCCGGGGCCGATATCATTGAACTGGATCCGGGGAAGGACGTCTGTATCGAACGCGCAAAGCGTGACGGGAGACCGAAAAATATATTCCTTGCCATCGAAGGATGGTACGAGGGAAAGAAGGTTGGAAAGATGTTCACAAAAGATTGTATCGTCCAGTATAAGGACGCGGGGACGGGATCCATTGAGGGATACGCCTCTACATGGGTCAGAAAGCCGGACAGTTACGGCGATATCGTCAAAGCCGGGGCTTTCAAAGAAACCCTTGAAAAAGATTGGGACGGCGGGAAGCAGATTCCTTTCCTGTGGTCGCACCACATGGACAGCCTGGGAGCATTCATCGGAACGGCCGTGGCCGATGAAGATGACAAAGGACTGCATTTTGTCGCGACTTTCGATGATACGGAAGAAGCGCAAAGAGTCAGGAGCCTTTATAAGGACGGACGTCTGAAGAAATTCAGCTTTGCTTTTGATGTTCTCGAAAATGGCCTTGTAACGCTGGATGACGGAACAAAGGCTAACGAGCTGAGAAAGCTGAAGCTCTACGAAATCAGCGCGGTGACCGTACCGGCGAACGACACGGCGGAGGTAGTAGGTGTCAAAGCCGGTAAGCGCAATAGCAAAAAGGACGAAGACACCATCAGACAGGCTATTTCGCTCTTGCAGAGCGTTTTAGACGATGAAGTGAACCCGGATGACGGGGAGGACGATCTGGAAGCCAACGCGGCGGCGGAGGAGCGGAAGGGGAGCAACCCGAAAAAGGACGATCTTCTGGCCTATATCAAAAAAACGATGAAGGGAGATTAAACTCAATGACGATGAAAGAAGAATTGGCCCAGCTGAAAGCGAAGCTGGCCGGACTGAAAGACCGCATCGAAGCGGATGACCAGGAAGCCATCACCGAGGGAGAAAAGCTTCGCGGTGAAATCGAAGCGAAAGCCGCTGCCATTGAAGCGGCAGAGAAGAAAGCCGGTCTGCTTACCATGATCGGCAAGAAGGACGCAGAGGAGAAGCCCATGGAAGAGAAAAAGAATGCCATCGAAGAGTTTGCAGCGAAAGCGGCCAGGATTGACAAAAGCCTGAAGGGGTGGAGTGTTTCCGCCCACATCAAAGCCGCTACGACCGTTGTGACCGGTTCCACCATGACCGACTACGACCGCGCTGTTGCTCCGCAGCCCAAGCGTGTCGCTGCCGCTGATTTCTTCGCCAATGCGATCATCTCCGGCAACGCCATCACCTACTTTAAGCAGGGTGCTTATGAAGGCAGCCCCGCCGTGACCGCTGAAGGCGGGAAGAAGCCCCAGAACAGCACAAGCTTCACTCCCGTGACGCTGCCCCTGTCCAAGATCGCGGCCTACATCAAGGAGACCGATGAGATCCTGTGGGATCAGGACTTCCTGGTCTCTGAAGTGCAGAACAGCCTGATCTATCACCTGGGCACTGTGGAAGATTCCACAATCGTCTCCACGGTTGCCGGTACCAGCGGCATCGGCGCGGTGACCTACGCCGCCTCCACCGAAGCACTGGCTGACGGCATCATCGCCGGCATCATGAATGTCAAGGATAACAGCGCCTATGACGCTTCTGTTGTCATCATGAACCCCATTGACTACCTGGCTGCTCTGAAGGCCAAGGATTCCAACAAGCAGTATTATGGCGGCGGTTACTTCCAGGGCGCGTATGGCACCGGCGCTTATGGAATGCCCACCGCGATCTGGGGCGTTCCGGTGTTCACCAACAGCGCGATCACTGCCGGTACTGCCATTGTTGCGGCCCGTCAGGCTGTGAAGATCTGGCGCAAGGGTGGCCTCGACGTGAAGCTCTACGAGCAGAACGAAGACGATGCTCTTTACAATCGTGTCACCCTGCTGGCTGAAGAGCGGCTGGCCTGTGCGGTCATCGACCTCAAGGGCGTCTGCAAAGTTGCTGCGGCGACCTAATTAACAAAACGGGGAGGGTTTAGCGCCCTCCCCTCCATCTTTGAAAGGCGGTGAAACCATGCTGAAGATCTACGAATACAACGGTAGAACTTACCAGTTCGAAGAAGGTGAACAGCCTGCCGGAGCGGTCGAGGTCGGGGTCAAGGCCAAGGCGGTCGAACCGCCAAAAAAGGAAGCGCCGAAGCCCGCCAACAAGGCCCGGAAGGTGGGGTCGAAATGAGCCTGTTTACCCAATGGGGCTATTCAATCGACGACGATACTCTCCAGGCGTTGCTTACTCCTATTGAGTTAGATGCTCTGACAGCTGGTAAGTATATGGGAGACGGGCGGGTGGTTCCAAACATCGCCGCTGCGAGCGCTGCCATCCGGAATTACTGCGGATGGCATATTACACCATCCGAAGTATGCACCTTTTCGGAGCCGATTATGTACGGGAACGGACGAATCAAACCCGTCGGTCCGGATCTCCTGATTCAGTTGCCGACAACATATCTAACGGAAGTAACTTCTGTAGTGATTGGTGCCGAAGCGCATACTGATTTTCTTGCAGACCCGAGCGGGATTGTTCGTGTATTTGACGTGCCGGCGTGCTATCTGAATCGGAAAACAAAAGTAACCATAGTTTATACTGCCGGCTTCCAGGAAGACCGTATCCCTGGCATAAAGGAACTGGTAGCGCACCGGGTAACTCATGCTCTCGCATCGTCTGCCGGTGTACAGTCTGAAACCGCCGGAGGCGTATCGATCACCTATTCTGCGAATTGGATTAACAATTCACGGGCTACGGCACTTGCGGACGATAACAAGGAAGTGCTGGAGCCTTACCGCGTGAGAGGGGTGTATTGATATGCTCCCATCATGGGCTAAAGATACTGTTATCAGACTCAGACCATCAATTAAGACGGTCAGAGGCTCCGATGTTCCGGACTGGGGAAATCCGAATCAGCTTGTGATTCATGACTGCTCGATGCAGCCATCATCGACAATGCTCTCTCAGGATGGGCGGGTGCAAGGCGTCACCGATGGATACACTTGTTATCTGCCACCAGGGTCAGATGTAAAGGCTGGCGACCGGATCCGCTTTGGCGAAGCAGACTACACCATAAACGGCGAGCCTCGCGTCTGGAAAAGCCCAACGGGCCGCGTAAGTTCCGTTCAGCTGGAGCTTGAAAGGTGGCGCGGATGATGGCTCAGAAAATGAAAATCGAATGGGTAAGCAAAGGTTTTGAAGAAATCCTTTGTGCATCCGGAACCATGGCCCAGGTGAAAGCGGCGACCGACAGAATCAAAGCTAATGCAAATGGTAACAACAGTCGCGGAGGTTCCGGTTTTGAATCCGGAACTCGCCTGGGAAAAGCATATGGCAGCCAACGCGCCATGGGTTTTGTTTACACGACCGACAGACAGAGCAGAATAGCCGAATCGGAGGATAAGGCGTTAAGTAAGGCGGTGAGAGGATGAAGATTAAAAGGTCAATCGACGTCGAGGATGCTGTCAGGGAGCTGCTAAAGGATCACATGACAGCATACTGCCGCCCGCTGCCAAGCGACTTCGCCGTGCCGAGCGTGCTGGTTACGCAAATCGGCGGGGGCGATACGGACGAAATCGATACTTTTGAAATCATGCTTGATTCACGGGCCGAAACGGAAGCGGAGGCCCTTGAACAGCTGCGGAACGCCAACGGGATCCTGAAAGCAAAAGCTGGCGGAGGTGATACACCTGTTCGCCATGTTTCTGTAACTTCGTCAGGCTCCTGGGGCGCTGATCCTGTCCGGCCTGATTTGGCTATGTGTTCTTCTCATCTGGTTATTGTTGCTCACCTTGAAGAAGTGACTATTTGAATGGAGGTATAACTAATGAACGTTAACGTTGCTATTGGCCATGAGAACGCCAGCGGAATGTTTTTCCACGCGCCCTATAATCCAGCGTCCCCTAACACCATGCCCACGACCGGCGCTGCCGTGCTGGCCCTTGTCGGAGAAACCTCCCCGTGGAAGATCGCCGGGGTGATTAGCGAGGACGGCCCCAGCTGGACTCCCTACGGGTCCACTGAAGCCATCCGCCTGTGGGATCTGACTACAGCTCGTACGGTTGAAACCGAGAAGGGCACCATGACGATTCCCGTAATTAGCACCGATGGTGAATCTATGAAAACAGTTTTTGGTGATGATGCCGTGACTACGACCGCCACCGGCTTCACAGTAGACGCCACCGACGGCCCGAAGACAAAGGAAGAGTCCTTTGTGCTGTACGGCAAGGATGGCGAGGACGATCTGATCTGGGCGTGCCCGCATGGTATCGTCACGGAAGTCGCCGAGGTTGGTCTCACCCCCACCGGCGCTCTGATCTGGAACATCACAGTTACCGGCGGCTTCAAGTTCTCCAAGGACACCCCCGCGTAATAACTAAAGAATGAAGAGGAGTGAACAAATCATGTCTAAGAAAATTGTTAAGATCGGCGGTCGGGCCGTTGAAGATATCCAGGTAGAGATCAACGGAAAGCGCTATAACGTCCCGCTGGCCAAGGCCATGAAGCGCAAAGAACTTCTGGCCATGAAAACAGAGGATGACGTCTACCAGATGTTCGCAAGGCATATCCCGGCGGAGGTGCTGGATGATTTGACAGTTGATGAATACAATCAGCTTTGTAACGCCTGGGCGGAAGCTAACGATGATGGAGACGGTGAAAGCCTGGGGGAATAATCGGCCTCGCAGAGTATGTCGAGGCCCACAAAGCCGCTGTCGAGCGTGATTTGCTCACTCAAACCGGTTACACATTGGACGATGTCGGGCGCTCTCTTCCGTGGAGGGCGCTCGGCTCTTTTTTGCATATTGCAAAGCCGGATTCAGCCATCGTGGCTGAAACTGATCCGGAACTGTCCAATTGGTCTACTACTTTTAAAACTAACGTAATTCTCGCGGATATTTATGACGCGCTGACATGGCTAACGGCTATTGTATCTGTTAAAGGTTCGAAACGTACACCTCAGAAACCGAAAGAGTATCCACGGCCGTGGAAGCAAAAGAAACGCGCTTTCAAAAAGATAATGAAAGCTAAAGACTGGTTAAGCCTTTTAACGGGAGGTGAGAAAGATGGCTGAAGGCGTAGAGGTCGCAAAAGCGGTAGTAACTATTATTCCGTCTCTTGCCGGAGCGCA